CACTCAGGGCATACCGAAAATGGGGCACCAAGGGCATGTGACCAAATGGGAATCCACCAAAATATTTCTCGCACTCAACCACTCGTGCCAATTAATATATACCCAAAGTTGTTTAAGGAGATTGATATTGGAATTGTTCCCCTAACCAACATTCCTTTCAATCATGCAAAATCCTTTATCAAAGGTCTTGAATATGCGGCTGCTGGAGTTCCTTTCGTTGCATCGTATTCTCCAGAGTACCAATACTTGGCGGACAATGGAATTGGGAGAATTGCAAACAATCAAGAAGAGTGGATTTATCACCTTGACCAACTAAGGGATGCTCAGACAAGACGTGACGAGATTGGGCATAACTACGAGATGCTAAAGAACTTCTCGATGGATGCCAGAGCCGACGACTGGGAAGCAGTAATGACCGAAATACGAGAAAAATTGTAGATATATATGATAGGAATTGGGATAACAACAAGAAATAGGCCGGAGTGTCTAGCGGCGTGTCTTGGACACTTCAAAGAATTCGGTTACGGCGACAAGATTGTTGTAATAGATGACAATAGCGAATTACGACAAGTCAATAAAATTGTTGCTGAATCATTTGGGATTAACGTTATATATAAATTTAGCAATTCACGCCTTGGTATAGCAAAAGCAAAAAATGCGTGTCTATGGGAATTACGTGATTGCGAACATGTATTCCTGTTTGATGATGATGCTTGGCCTCAGCGTCATAACTGGGCCGAAACATGGATAAAAATAAATGAGGCAAACGATATTGGACATTCGATGTTTAACGTCACTAGTGATGCCGAACTAGAATTGAATCCAGCATTCAGGGCGGTTGTTAGACCGATTGTGGAGATTGACGCCAATGGAATGAAGATGGTTGCATTTTCTAACTGTTTTGGCGTAATGCTCTACTTTAATAGAAAGTGTCTAGATGCCTTGGGTGGATTCGTGAGTGATGCTCCCCACCTGTACGGCTATGAGCATGCTCATATTAGCGAGAGAGCAGGTAGCGCAGGATTCACACAGGGTCACAAGTACCTTACGCCATCAATCGCAAGTGAACTAATTTACAGTATTGACATTAGTTACTGCATGTTGAAAATTCACCCATATTTTGATGTTCACTGGATAGACAAATTCCGCTCATCAGTAACATTGCAAGAGTCATCTCAAGCAGAAAAAAACTCTGTCATCATGGGTATGAAAGAAATCCACTTTCCACTAGTTGACCCATTGGAACAAGCGATAGTGGTAGAACCACTTGAACAAGTGGTAGAAGTGGAACCACTGGAACAAGCAGTGGCAATAGAGCCATTAGAGCGAAGGAAAGAAATGTTTGAAATGACCATACTCGTCCCTTCCCGTGGACGACCTGAAAACATAATTCGTCTGATGGACGCATGGAGTACTACAACTACACGCGATACTCGTCTACTCGTACTCGTTGACGATGACGACCCCAAACTTGACGAGTACCTTGCTATCCCCAACATTGACATTCAGGTAGGTCCGCGTCTGCGAATTGGCGGCACCCTCAATGCTGTGGCTCCAATTGAGGCAACAAAGTGTTTTACTATTGGCTTCATGGGAGATGACCACCTTCCACGAACCAACGGGTGGGATGACCGATTCCTCAATACGCTTGAAAGTGTTGGGGTTGGTGTTACATGGGGCAATGACCTTTACCATGGCGAAAACCTGCCAACTGCGGTGGTTATGACGTCAAATATTGTTACCACTCTCGGCTACTTTGTGATGCCTGGAGGCATACATCTATTCCTAGATAACTTCTGGTTGGCGATAGGTAGAGGGATAGAAAGCGCACACTACCTAGATGATGTCATTATTGAACACATACATCCTTATTTTGGAAAAGCAGAATACGACGAAACTTATACTGAAGCAAATGATGTAAAAGTGTCAAATGCTGATGAAACAACATTTAATAATTATGTTGCCAACCAACTACAAGATGACCTACAGAAACTGAGAACCTTAAAATGAGAGAAGATAGATTTTTCCCGCTAGGAACTATTCCTGAGTATTGCACTGCCGAATGGTATTTGGACCGTGAGATTGCACCACATGTTGACCAAGAAATGCATCGACCAAGACTAGATACCGCAGCACGATTAGCCATGTCTGTATGGTCGTCAGAGTTGACGGTTGTTGACCTAGGTTCTGGTGACGGCGGCCTTCTGTCGCTACTAACAGAAATTCCCAAATCTCAAAAATGGGGTTATGATTTGCAGCCATCAAATGTTGCTGGGGCAGTAAATCGAAATCAGGACGTTCGTCTCGGAAACGTATTTGACTTAATTGACTGGGCAGACATTGCTATTGCCACAGAAATGATTGAACATCTAGCAGGACCGCATCAGTTCGTCGATATGGTTAGTAAAAAAAGCAAGTACCTAATTGCTAGTTCTCCGTGGACAGAAAGCGTTGACAACCACTACGAGTATCATGCTTGGGCATGGGACGTAGAGGGATACGCCCACATGCTTGAATCAAACGGGTGGAAAGTTATCAGCCACGAAACGCCCGGTAATTTCCAAGTAGCACTATGTGAATCTTTAAATGCATGAAAATCCTTATTACTGGTGATGCTGGATTTGTTGGAACACACTTCAGAAATGCATTGTCTGAACATGAAATTGTTGGTGTTGACATCAAGAATGGTTTAGACGCACGTCACTTCTTTGCGACCGACAATACATACTTTGACCTAGTTATCCACCTTGCAGCCATTGTTGGTGGTCGAGCAACTATTGAAGGCGCACCGCTTTCTGTCGCTGTTGACCTTGCGATTGATGCAGAAATGTTTCAATGGGCACTCAGAACAAGACCAGCACGAATTGTTTACTACTCCTCATCGGCCGCCTACCCAATTAAGTTGCAAGGACATGGCTCAACACATAAGTTGAAGGAATCAGACATTGACCTTGATGACATTCAGTCTCCAGACCTCACTTACGGATGGGCAAAACTCACCGGAGAAATGCTGGCAAAGTATGCAGAAAACGAAGGTCTAAGAGTTCATGTGTTTCGCCCATTCTCTGGATACGGGGAAGACCAAGCGCTCGACTATCCGTTCCCATCTTTCATTGCTCGTGGTGGCAGGCGAGAAAACCCATTCAAGATTTGGGGAACTGGAAATCAAACAAGAGACTTCATTCATATCAGCGATGTTGTTGAAGCAACTCTTTCAGCAGTAAAGAACGACATTCAAGGGCCAGTAAACCTAGGAACTGGTATTGCATTTTCATTCAATGAACTAGCTGAATTGGTATCAAAAATTTCTGGATACAACCCAGAGTTTGAACGAATCATTGGCGCGCCAGAGGGTGTTCAGTACAGGGTTTGCGACCCATCAAAAATGCTGGAGTTCTACGCTCCAAAAGTTTCACTAGAAGAAGGAATCAAACGCGCACTTGATGTGAACTTCCCTCTTTAGCCAAGCACCGATTGGTCAAATACCCCGAAGTCGTTATCGTCAAGAAAAAATGTTATTGAGTCAACAGTTGAGTGCAGCAATGTGTAGCCAGCGGGTTTTGCAGGTTCCATGGCATAATAAACGACAGAACTGCTTTGCCCAGAACCAGAAACACCTGGGGTACTTGCTGTCAGCGTTCTCACCATAATGGACCATTCGTCACCCTGCCACAGAGGGCTGACAAGGATTGCTGCTTCTTGGCCAATAACCGCTCGTGCAGCATTTTTGAGAGCCGCACGAGTTCCAACACCCATTCCGTACATTCGTGTAGATATTTGTTTGCGGCGAAAATCAACATCACCAGCAAATACTTCTTGATAGGTGCCAGTAGACACGATTAAATCATCAGCAGTAAAAGAACGCACTGGACGCACGTAGAGCGTGGAGTTCTTGGAGATGGTGTTCTGAAACCCGGTGAGGAAATACCGGTACCACGCGGAGGCGTTGGCGTACTCGGAAGAACTCCAATAGGTGCCAGTCGAAAAACCACCGATGGATGCTCGGTTTGTGTATAACTCGGTAAGTTCATCTTTTGATGGCAAAAACCAATCTGAAAAACCGCCATATGTGTAATCAGAAGCATAGACAGCGGCAGATGTTGCAGCCACGTTTCCTGCCTGTGCAACGATGTCTATCGTGTTTTGAGCACCTGTCCCAATTGCAGTACCGTCAGCACCAGAAACTAGTGTTGTCTGGTTTGAGTTAACATTCGTAGCCCAAATTCTAATTAAATCAGGATTGAGGAATGGTGATGCTTCAAAATATTTCCCAGTTGAGTTACCTGCCGTAGTTGGTGTGATAAAGATTTTTCCACCAGCAGGGCCAGTATCACCAATCTGATATGGGGGGGATGTGACATATGGTGACGAAACATGAATGCCGTTTTTAATTAGATTTCCTATGAACATTGATGCCCATGGCATGTAACTTTCATCCATGACATTTGGATTTGTTAATGAACTCTGAAACTGATTAAAAACTGGAGAATCCACTTGACTCTTAAGACCCACAGATAGTTCGCTGTATTCTGTTGGGAGTATCTTTATGTAGTCCTTCATCGCACCCTCGGCAACAGAGGTAAGACTGTGCCATAGTTTCATTAATGGAAAAGAAGGGTTTTCCTGTTGCGCGTCAATCTCGTAGTAAACATCGGGAAAAAATTTTTTACCGTATGTATAATATGTATTATCTAAAAACGGTTTGTCATAAACCAAGTGCGGCATGGTGAATCTAACCGTTTGACCTTCATGGTTGTATATGGTGATTCTCACCCTTGCATGAGCGACTGGTTCGTTTTTGTCATCAAATTCAAATATGTTTGAAAAACAAGCAGTCCATTCTCCAGCAGACAATTGAATTGTTGTAGGCGTTACGGAGTCATGGTGGTTGTCGTCGTTGTAAAGAGATATTTCCACGCTCGCTGGGTAGGGACAATGAATCATTGCATGGAATACAAATTCCTTATCCAAAACACTATTTGGAATATCAATTACTGGGCTCTGAAAAGCATATGACTCTGTGTTTGAGTTTTTTATCTCCAAAACATACCGACTTGAATGTCTCAAATCGGTTGTTTGAAGTTGTGTTGTCGTAGAAACGTTTAAGAATTCCCAATCAGAAACATAGGATGAAAGTGAATATTTATTACCATTGACATCAGATGAATATAGCCCAGTGAAGTCAGAGAGATAGTTGTTGTCAATCACGAAAATCCGCCGACAGTGAATGTGATATTTAAATTCGCTTCCTCCAAAAGTGGAAGGTCGCCTTTGTTTTCAAATATAAGATTCCCAGTTCCGGCTTCAACGGTCATGTCGTTTGAGGCCAACTCAAGCCCAGAAACAAATAAAACAGACGGCAATTTTGACAAAAGTCCAATTACACCATTCTTTCTGATTGTCGTTTCTGAGTAGGGGAAATAAAGTGGATTTAGATAGTCTTTAAGTGAAGTGACAATTGATGTTGATGCAGTAACAATTGACATTGAGTTCTCGATTGCAACGGAAGCATTTACCTGTGGATAAACAATTCTTGAGCCAAGCACTTTGATGGACAAGCCAGCAATTGTTTTGTCAACGACATCTCGCTGTATTGCAACTTTCTGCAAAATATTTATAGAAGCGCTGTTTCCGTAGACATAGGCTGTCGTATAGCCAGGAACCTCTGCGGCAGTTACGGAATCATCTAGTTCTCCATCTGTAAGGTCATAAACCTTTACTCTCTTGACTTCTGGATATGTTGATGCAATGTATTTTTCTATTTGATTCGGACCAACGAGTGCCTCACTTAGTGATGAAAGAAATGTGACACCCCTAGCAAGGTACTCACCATCATCTTCCGGCTCTTCGCCCTGTATGAAATCATCCTGAGCGGTAACCGAGTTTACCTGTGTGTTCAGGTTGAGGATAGTGAGGGAATCTCCATCGGTGATGGTTGGGACGGTTCCCGTATCCATGGCCATCAATCTGACAATTGCGCTTGGGAGTGGCGTGGCAGGTTCGTCTTCCAAGTCTTGTGTTACATCTTCAATATTCACGGCTCCATCTACTTGATAATATGTTGTTATCACCTCACCAAAAATTGATGTTTCGTGAACAAATGTTGTACCGCTCGGGATGGTTGCTCCGTTATAGGTCAGCAACTCAACATTTACGGTAACGGTTGCATTGCTCCCGTTGGTTCTCTGCACACCCATCATTGCGAGAACGCCCTCCATGAGTCTGTTGGGCAGTGCATTAATATGACCCACAGAAAGCGCCGTCATGTATGCCATTGCCTGAAATATAGAGTCTTCAATTGTTCCAACTCGCAATTGAAATTGCGGAATGTTCATTTGAGCGATTTCAACGGCATTGAGGTACACCTCACTAGGCTGCTTATCGTAAATGCGCATATTCACGTATGGGGAAAAATCAGCAGCCATTATTACACCGTTCTGTAGGAAACATTTAAGAATGTTGAATTTGATGAACTCGTTACCTCAGTGTCCACGTTGGTTACGGCTATCTCTGGGATAAATCTTGCTGCTTGGATAATAAAATTTCCACGGTCAATATTCCTGTACGAGGGGTCAAACACGCCAAACTGGGGTTTTAATGGATGAGTTCCAGGCTCCGTCAATGCAGTGAAGCTCAGAAGTTGCCTATAGAAAGCATCTGACCCATCTTCGTGTTTCTGTAAGCCAGTTGCATCAAATCTTAAAGGAAATGCGATTGTATCCATTATGCGTTCTCCAAGGTGGTAACACGTTGAGCAAGAGATGTCACCTGCGCCTGAAGCGATGCCACCGTTACTTTGGTAGCAAAAATATCAGCTGACACATTAAGTCTACCAATAATTATGGCTTCCTCAATCGTGTGCCCTAGAAAACCAACCACAACGGCTTCTAGGTTTTTGGGAGGATTGGATTTGGTTGCATTTAGGAACCTTATTTTATGTAAGGTCAACGACATATCGCCCACCGCCACCGAGCACCTCAAATCTGAGCCAACAGCAGTTATTTGACCAATATACAGACCACCACCAATAGATGGGAATTGTGCCCCATTATTGTAATTTATATAATCTGGGACTGCTTGATTTTCGTGAGCCATATCAACCTACTGTATACGGAGGGAACGGAGGACTAACCGTAATGCTTGATTGTCTTTCCTCAATGAATGGAATAATCGTTGCAGGTCCAACCATCTCTCCTTTGAAAATCGGCCCGACAGGGAGTTGCACGATATCCTTTGGGTCACGTTCTATGGTCATGAAAGAAATCGATACTGGGTTTGGTGACAATTCCTCGTAATCTACGGAACTAATCAGATAGTAGCCAGTAAACATTGGTATACCGTCTAGAAAAACAGTCATGCCAGGTCTGAGTGAAATGCCATTTGTTCGTGTAATGCTTGCGCTTCCCTGTGCTTCAAGTGGGTCGTTGTCTGATTTTCGCATTTCCGGTAGTGAGAGTAACTCAAAATCTTTTCCCAACTTGCCCGGAACCAATGGGATAAACCTTCTGACTACTTGTTTTAATTCCTTTTTACCAGTTTTGTTATTCTTTTTTTCTTCTAGTACTGCAATGGCGGTTGTCCCCCATTTTGTCAATAGCCACTTCATTGAAGCGAAGTAAAGTGTCCCATCTGCTTCAAAAATCTTAAATTTTGCAGAACTTGCCAAATTTTGTAGCACGTTCCATAGCGAATCAGCCTGGGCGGTGCCGCTTGCTTTATTGATTTTGACTGCTTTTGATGTTTCTTCACCAACAAACTTCAAGCCATACTTCAATGCTGCGGCTCTTGCGAAAGCTGTACCACTCGAGCTTGATGTGGCACTAGGATTTTTATCTCTTTTCATCTGCTGAATTGCCTTGGTACGGCATTTCACATTCCAGATTGGGTTATACCCTTGGCTTTGCGAAACAGAAACTTCCGCAATCTCCATTGGGAGGGTTATGTATCTTAACGATGAATCACCATCTGCATTAAATTCTGACTCAGCCATTGATTTCGTCGTATACAGAACATCGGTAGTCACTTGGAAATAATTATTTTGAGCAAACATGAATCCCGTATCAAATATGTTCATGTTGAGCTCGGTTACCATATCCATACTGTAATTAACCTGACAGTCAAGGACTGAACTAAGAATGTTTTCCATGACACCCTTGCTGAGATTACCAATCTGTATGTTTAAAGGGTCTACTTCAAAAATCATGTTTGTAGCAATTCTGCTATCGTCAGCCATTTACCTTGGATTTCAGTGCATGGCTCTTTGCATGGAATTGGTGGACATTTCTTTTTTGGGCATATTTCAATTGGAGGGATAGCAACTATATCGACTTGCTCAATCGGGCATTCTTGTAGTGTCATAGTGCATGACGCTCGAGAAATTTGATTAGGCAAAGATGCAACAGTCGGCCCTTCGTTTGATGGCGGTGTCCGTTGTACAGACTGAACCGCAAAGTCGGTTATTACGAATTCAACACCCCGACCTTGTGTGTATAGCGGATATCTAAGCTCTTTATCAAAAAATGTATCCATATTTAGGAACGAGACTGGATATGGGGCTGTTGCCATCTGTCTCAGAAGATTAATTTTTTCATCTACTGAAAAGTAAAATCCAAATCCGTCTCTTGGTTGTGCAATATCACTTGATGTCCTGTCAACGAGTTCAAAAGTAAAAGATACTTTTAGTAGTTGGAATCCAGACCAGTCAACAATTGGATGCCTACCAGTCCTGTTTATTTCAGTCCAAACAGAACTTAGACCCGAATATGCTACATCTTTTGGGGCAAAAGGGAATATGAATCTTCGCTCGGTGGGTACGAGTGTTTGTGTTTTGGCCCCATTTTCGCCTTCTGAAACTTTTACATATTGATATTTTTGTACTAATTGAGGTGCGGTTCCTTCGGCTGCTGGTGGTGGCTGATACCCAATTAAACCACGTGTTATTGGGATTCTAATAGTGGTTGGTTTTCCTGGAGCACCCCCATTTGTTCCAGCACCACCGGGATTTGAATTTCTTGTAACATTATCAAACAGCACGTTGGCTCTAGCATTTGCGCGTGCTACTGCAGTTGGTCTTGGAATACCTTGTGACACAAGAAGTTTTATTCTTGCTTTAATAAATTCTTCTTTGAATTTTTCTTTTGCTTGCTTAAAAGTTAACTTTTCAGTAGCCATAATTGAAGTGATAAGACGCTTGACATTGTCTTTTGTTATTTGCGTAACAGCCTGCTTGGTCGTTACCCTTATGCTAGGAACACCTGCGCTTTCTTCGTTTGGAGACAAATCAACCGCATCGTCGGAACCTCCAGTAAGGACTTTTGGAGTATTAAAAAACTTTGAAAGATTGTCTTTGCTTCTGATGCCACTTAATCCTTCAACATTAAAAATCACCCCCCAGCCATCATTCCAGTTTTGTCCTAAAACAAATACAAAACCGTTAAGCGTATGTATTGTGTCAACAATTTTTGCTTTAATGATTGAGTTGTAATAATCTCTCCACTGATTTGCTTCGGAAAGAGTATTGTAGGCGCCAAGGTGCTTTCCCGTTGCCGGCTGGTAACTTGCTGTACTTTCTAATCCAACGGCAGTGAAACGAGCTTGTGAATCAACAGCAGCTAGATACACGGAGTTCCATACACCACCAACTTTGTTAAATTTATACTGTGGATAAACAATATATTTATTAACAAACTGTGCCCCTGCAGTACCGTTCCAACTCTGCACCGTCTGAACGCCGTTTACCGTTCCAGTCGCAAAGGTTGTCTTACCCGCATCCATGTACTGATTTAGGTCTAGGGTTGGGCCGACGGCGGCTGCGACGTTTGGCGCAACAGCAACCGTTGCGGAGGCATTTTTCCAGTTTTGGATAGTTGTATAATCTGTAGATAAAACAATTATTGGGCACAATTTTGCTGGTTGTTCAGGGTCAGAAGTATTTTTGATTGCATAGGCGCTATAGATGTATTGACCAGAAGCTTGACCAGGTGATATGAATGCTGTTCCTGGATATACCGTCTTTCCATTTACTTGTATTGATGACCACTCATACAACTGACCTAAGTCTTTTCCAGGGTACAACTTTGCACCCTCTGAACTCTTTCCGTAGTAATTGAATACTGTATTTCCATACGGATTCGCTCCCCCATTTCCGCTTAATACTTTTGCTGGACCAGTAGAGGTAACCGTTCCAGCCATTATGTCTGGGTATGCAGTGTCATCAGACCAGTAGTAGTCAAATCCGCCAAAAGTTGAAACATGGACACCTGGCTTTGCTCCGCTAGAACCAAGTCTCAATGCCGCTCCAGCAGCAGTGATTGATATGACATTTGATATTTGACCAAGTCTATAGGTGTCGGTAATTGTGTTAAGGGTTGCGACTAGAGGAAGATGTAAAACATTGACTTGAGCATTTGATAATGCACCAGTTGAACTACCACGCGGTGTCTGCAGGTTCCACGGTGTATTCGTTGACTCGTAATAAATCGGGTCACACTCCCAAAGCACTGGCAACCAGAAGCTAGTTGTTTCAAGAACTTGACTCTGACCAGCCACATATTTTTTTTGTACGACTTTCTTTTTATACTGAGTTGAATTTGCCTGAACCCCTCCTTGCGATACCGCCAGAAGTAGCGAAAGACCCTGTCCCCATTTTTGTTGAACCGTCATATTTGATGGTGCGATATATGCTGGATGTCGTTCGTGCCACTTTGAAATTTTCTCAGGGGTGGTGTAGGAGAATTTTCCAACAAGGTCACCGACATTCGGCGCCCGTAGCGTTGTCCAAGCAGGCATTACGACCTCTGTCTTTCGTTATCTTGCATCAGTTTGATTTTCCTCATCGTTAAGGTCGCAATTGCTTCCGCTGAAGCACCAGTTCCGCCCTCGACGTTAATCACATAACTGTTGGTTGTATTGGCAGTTGCACCACCTTGGCTTCCGCTTGACATCCTCTTAGGAACCATAGTGTCACCAATACCAGGACCCGGAACAACATGTAGGTGTCTGTTTGAATTCACGCCGTGGAACTCTGCAAAGCCACCATTAGCATGAACCATCTTAGAGTACCCACCAAGGTTTTGACCAGTAAGGTCATAAGCTCTTCCCATGATGTGGTCTGAACTTGGCGAACCGAGACCAGCAGTTCGATATGCAGATGTAATTGTTCTCTTGCCAACAAGTGCACTATCCATCATGCTGTGTCGACCAAGTGTTTGGGAGAGTCGTGATGAGGTTGTATCGCCAATTCCCTTTCCTCGTGGTGACGATGTATCCATTGACTCAATGAGTTCCTTGAATGCTTCCTTGGTAAACCATTCTGGCGTAGTGGCTTCAGATGTGAAGAATGCTTTATACTCGCTGATAAATCCATCAAATACAGCCTTTAGGTCATCTGGCATATTTGCAATCTCGCCGAGACTTGAAGCCATATCCTTGTCACTCGCAATTGATTGAAGTCCAATCGCACCAGCGGTAAGTGATGGGTCGTAGGCTTTTAGTCTTTCTTCAACTTGTGCAATATTGGTCATATCAACACCAGCGAATAGGTCTCCAGAAAGAAGTGCTCCTTCAATCTTTCCTGCGATATTTGGGTCAAGTCTTGAGAGTGCTCCACCAAACAAGTCGGCATTTACTGCATATCTATTTTCTCCCTCACCAGTACCAGTGAGTAGTTGATTGTTGACAAATCCGGCGAGGTTTTTGCTGGTTTTTAGAATTGCATCATCCGTATAGTTCAACATTGTCTGTCCACCGGTTGAGCCAAGAACCTGTTGTTCTTTACCGTATAGATAGCCCTTTGCTCCATCCGCTTGCTGTGCATATGCTGTTCCGCCAACACCATAAACTTCTTTAAGTTTCAGTGCTCCACGGAGTCCGCCACCGGCGAGGGCTTGTGAGTCAACTGCAATGTCTCTGAAAAAGGAAGCAATATCCGAATCTCCAGCGGCACCTGCATCAAGTAAGTCTCTGAATGCCGCAGCCTTTTCGTTAAGAATCTTCGGTGCTTCCATCGTCTTGATGGCATCATCAAACTTTGTTAATCCACTAACGAAAACATCTGTCTGCATTCCGCGCATTTCGGCGCCAGTCTTGACCATTGTCTGGCCGAGGTCTTTGAGAGTTTGTGTCCATGAAACCGTTGAATCCATCAAGTTGACATCCAAGGTTCGAGCGAGATTCTCAATTTCCATTTCCGACATGCCGGTAATTTTTTGAAGTTCCGTAAGTCGCTTCTTGTAGTCTGCGGTCAATGCTGTGCCGACAACACCTTGATTTTGTTCTGTTTTTAACGCATAGTCAATGGCTGATTGTGGTTGCTTGAGCATGTCGCCGTATTGCTTTTCGTCCATGGTGATTCCATACGACCTCTGATTTGCATACATATCCTTCACGAAATCAATTGGACTCATACCCCCCGATTGAGTTGCACGAGCCTTGTCGCCAATAGCACCAATTTGTGCGAGATACTGTGGCATAACTTTGGCAATTGCAGACTCACCAACACCTTGCTGGTTCGCAATCGCAACTCCAGCAACCTTGAAATTATCCCTCAAGAGTGTTTTAAAAGCTCCCTCCATCACTGCACGGGAGTCTTCTTTTTCCTTCTTTACTCTATTGAATACGCCTTTGATACCACCAGCGATAGCACCGACGACGGTTCCTACTGCGGTACCGATTCCAGGCGCAATCATTGTTCCGATTGCAGCACCGGCAGCAGCACCCATTACCGCTCCACCCTTACCTGTCCGTGCATTCATTGCAGCACCACCAAATCCAACTGCCATTCCAGCAAGTGGGTTCATCATGGCAATTGAAGAGCCGAGAGCCATTGAGCCCTGTGCGCTTTCATCCATCTTTGACGACAGGAGTTGCATACCAACTGCTGTTCCCATTGCACCAGCCATTGAGCCAGAGTTGAATCCTTTTTGACCAGTCTTGGAGTTGCCTAATACGGCAGTACCGAGTCGGCTTGCACGTATTCCTCTTGTTCCAGTTTTGATGTTTGAAATAGCGCGACCAACACCAGTGCGTGGTTCAATTGGACCGTGCTGCCCAATGTTTGAAGTTGGCGACAGCCAGTTGTTATAGAACGAACCGTTGTAGAATTTGTCAGCACGCTTACCAAAAATACTTGTGCCGGGACCATTTAGTTTGTTTGAAGAGAGCTTCCATGGGCCTTTACCAGGTCTAGGTCCTGGAGTTCCATCTGGTCCAAGATATTGAGAGCGCGCAATCTGTCTGTCGCGCATCCAGTCAGCACCTCTACCAAGCCGTCCACCAAGGCCATTGTTTGCCCTTGCAAATGCTCTATCAAAACGTGTTTTAACCGCACCGTCTCCGACATATCCAGTTGCACCGAGTTTTTGACCTTCGCCGATTCCACGGAAGAATCTTTCACGACGATTAATAATTCTTCCATGAGCAGTGAAACGCTTGCGACCTTTTTCGTCAACTCGATATTCTTTGGGAACAAAAACACCGCTCCTGAATTCTTTTCCAGATGCCCTGAGTTGCGCTTGGTCAACTGGACCAGTTCCAGGACCACCGTAGATATATCTTGGATTTTGGTTGCCAACTCTTTGTTGCAGAATTTCTTGACCCTTGTACTTTCCGCTGCGGATGAGATGTCCACCATTTGGTCCGCGCAATGCTCCGCCCGCAGACGCTCTAGAACCGCCACTAGCGACGCCTGCAAGCGTTGTAAGAGCCGTTGATGCCATGTTGGCAGCACCAGCAACCGATGTCATCGCGGCAGGAACACCACCAGATGCAAATCCAGGTGCACCAGGTCTTCCTGGGGTGACACCAGGATATGGACCGCCACCACTTGTAGGGGTCATTCCACGAGTTACTGTTCCACCAGTTGCTGTTGTGGCAGTTGTGTGTCCGGCTACGCCAGGTCTTCCGTATGACGCAACTGGTTTACCATTGATGTTAACAACACCAGCAGTAATTTTCATATTGGCTGCTTCACGGATTCCACTCATGCTGGTTCCAGAAACAAAACCGCCAGCGGCACCTTTCATCTTCTTGCCGTAGGTAATCAAACCAGCGAGAAGCATGAAGTTTCCAAAGCCTTTTCCACCTAGGAACTTTTCAACCACACCAGTTACTTTTTTGAATCCACCCAAGAAACTGGTGAAGTGCTCAATAAGTGTTGTTACGCCATCAATTACTTTGTTGATAAACGGAAGAGACTCAAAGAAAATCTGCTGTACTTCGCTCCCGTATTGCATTACTTTGACAACAAGATTTCCGACTGCTGTGCCAAAGTTTTCAAAGTCTTGACGATATTTTTGAAGGTTCCGGTTGAAGGCTCCAAATTTTCCCTTGAGTTCATCCCAGATTGGAATCATGACATTTTTGAGCATGTCCTCAATTACTCTGGCACCATCTTGTAACGGGCGAAGATACTCAACCATCCTCTTCCAACCCGATGTGAATTTATCCCACCAGTCCCCAAACCTCTTAAACATTCCCTGTGCTGCGGGTAGATATTTTCTGATTATGTTTACTGTTCCGTTTGCGATTTTTTCTACGACCACTGAAATATTTTCAAGGAACCCGCTGTTGGCGAATGTTCCGAATTCACCACTCAAGCGTTGAAGCGTTGCTTTTATGATTGCTCCAACTTGTTTGAATTCATATTTAACTGGCTCAAGGAACTGTTGACCAAAATCACCAAATTCGTTTTTGATGTTTGTAAAGAGTGCCTTTGCTTGGTTAATCAAGGTGCTGTTGACTGCATCAAACTGACCAACAACTCCGCCCAGTTCGGCAAGCTTGCCACTGGTGATTGCCTCAACTAGACCAGCTTTACCCTTTTTTGCACCGCCAGCTTTCTCGTATGCTTCAAGTGCCTTTGTCATTTGCGGACCAAGACCTTTGGCGGCTGTTTTTATGCTGTCGTAAGTTCCTTTGACGTTTTGTAGTTCGGCAACTAGTGTGGCAGCTGCTTTTGTTCCAGTCTTCAAATCCTGACCAGCGGAAGCAAAGTCCATTAATCCCTTGAGCATCTTTGCACTACCTGCATTGAATTTTCCTGATTTATTTACAATTTCTCCATATGCAGCATTGAGATTATCTACACCAACGGCAGCCATATCGGCATCGTGTGTCAGCATTCGCATTGCAGCGCGAGTTTGATTTAGTCCATTGCCGAGTTCTTTGTGTCCAGTTTGCGAGAATGCAAACATCGCTGCTTGGTTTTCTCGCATCGCCGCAGCGGCGGTTCCTGCCGCAATCGCCAAACCAGCAATACCTGCTGCTGCTCCCTGCATTGCAACTTGATACATTTTGGCAAGACCTTTACCGAGCAAGAAGGCACCATGTACGGCGACCATAGCCAAGCCCATCGCACCAATCTCAATAGCCGCCATTTTGGCTGACATTGCTACCAGTTTTAGTAACCCACTGCCAAAAGCCTTCATGCCCTTGTCTAGTGAGTCAAAATGCTTCTTCCACTTACGAGAACCATTATTGAGAACATCAGAAGTGTTTTTTCCGTAGTTCTTAATGTCCGAAGAGCCCTTGGATGCAAGAGCAGAATTTTTCTTGTAATGACGACCTTCAGCACCAGAAAGGCGTTCAAGTTTGCGACGAGTTTTATCAATCGCGCCATCGTCCGAGCGGACTTCAATTTTGATTGTAACTTTTTCGTCAGCCATTTACTGCCCCAAGAAAAGGTGAATGGCCACAGGAGTTGCTATTTAGCCCGGTTTGCCTCGGCCTCACGGTCGTCTGATATAACTTTACCACAAGCGAGACGAATGACCCATTCTTCTTCGGTACATTTCAGCAACTGGATTGGGTCACAACCAAATAGTTCACCCAATCGAGCCGCTGTTACGATTCTGGAATCCTCAACTAGTTCGTCGAAGATTCCTTCGTAGGGTCCATGGCCTCAATCGTGTCGCCGAATCCAGATGCATCAAGAATTGCAACTGCGGCCGCTTCTACGTGTGGGTCCAAACCAAAAAATGCGCGAACAGCCTCTGGGATTGGACGAGTTGTGTCAGTCATCTTCAATACTGCTGAAGATGCAAAGTTCAATGGATAACCATCTTCGTCATTGACTTCTTCATCGTTGAATAAGATTCCATCAGTCGTATGACCAATTACGTAACAAGCAAACTTTGTTCCGTCCATACCTTGACGGCTATCTTCTCCAGCTTGCTTTCTCCAGCCTTTTACTTGTGACTGGGAGATGTTTGGGCTGATGCGAAGTTTTACACCTTTACGTTCTGGGATTTCAATGTAAACATCTTCACGCTTGACTTTTGCAGCAATTGTTGCGCTAAGTCGTTCAAGAACGCTTGGCTCGCCATTTGCTTTTGCACGAGCTTGTTGTTTTACTTCCTTGGTTTCAGGAGATACTTCTGAATACAGGTCGTTATTGGACATGGGTGATGTTCCTTTTGGTATATGGGTGGATTAATAGGCAAACTATCACCATCAGACCCAATGCCAGTGGAACTATTCCTACTGCTTTACAAAACCCCGTTGATACGGGGGGTGATTAGGCTGTTGTTGCTACGCTTACATCACTGACCGAGAAGGTCAGGGCAAAGGTAGCAGGAGCACCAGATGACGAGTCGCCGTCTGGCTCAGTCAAACCAACAAGAAGTGAACTCTTGTACACTCTGTCGGTTCCACGAACTGCGAGGTCACAGTCGTAGTTCTTGATGTTGATGTCGTAGAATGCTTGTCCGACAAGGGCGCGAAGAAGAGAAATCTTCTTTGCAAGACCATCAGCACCAGCCGAATTCCTAGTTTCATCGTCGTAGTGTGCAGTCAGCGTGATGTCGCCAATTTCTGCAGGTGCGCAGAGAACTGTTGGACGCTTTGCTCCGCCTTCGTAAATCTTTTCTACAGAGGCTGTGATTTCTCCACCAGATACTTGAGCGAATTTGAACCCCTCAAACTGAGGATTGTTCAAGTCCACCGGTGCGATGTCGGCGAGAACTTGCCTTTGAGCTACTTTTGCCATTACTTACTCCTCTGTTTATCAGACAACTGATGTGGTGAGATTTGATTTGATGATGTTCACTTCAATCTTGTCGCCAACGCTGGATACTCTTACTCCAACGCGAGCCTTGATAAGACCAGTTGCGAGCTGGCTTACCGGATTGAGCGATTTATCACACTTGACTGTGTAACCAAAGTCAATTCGTTTTCCGTTTGCATCAAATGCTTCGTAGAGTGCACCAGAAATTCTAGCGGCCTCAAGAACTGCAATCAGTTTTGCTTCAACAGAAGCGAACGAGTTGTTACGTCCGTCAATAGTCGAGAATACCACAGACTCAAGAGTCCGATTGCTATCAGTTACGATTCCGTTCACAATGTCCTGTGCCGTGATGTAACGGTAATTGTTGGAGTCTGGGGAAAGTGAACGAGCACCGTAAATACGAATCGTATTTTGAATTACTCGGATTGCGTTCACTCCCTCTTCATCAAGAATGTCTCCGTTTGATTTGTTTACTTCTGTAACAACACCATTTACGAATACTGCCTGTGAAAGTAGACCAGCATAAGGAACATGCGAGCCAGCAGTATTGTGTGCTGCCGAACGCTTACCAGCAATATAACCATCTGGTGGAATCATGCGGTTAATGCCAGCGACTGCAGTCGGCACATAAACCCAAGGATAGAACAAGGCTGCATGCTCTGTATCCTCAAGACCTCCAGCGATTGTTTGCGCCAAGGCAATGATGTCTTGTTGGGTGTCGTCCGACAAACCATGAAGAATTGCAATTCTGCTATAAGTGTTTGCGTGGGCAACAAGTCCTGTGTAGACAGTGGCTGATGCATTCTCAGGACAAGATACTGCGCCAGTTCCAAGTGCATCGTTGAACAATCCAAGACCAGTTACATAGTCCGCAGCAACAACGGATGCTCTGTCGTCGTCTCCAGCAGAGAATGCCGAAGTTGTAACATAAGGGCTTGGAAGTGCAGTCGTTGTTCCAACGGTTGCAGTTACGTATTTGCTTGCAACTGGGTGTGAGTTAATCTTTCCAACTGCAATTTCATTTGATGCGCAGTTGAATGTGCTCATGAGCAAATCTGTACCAAGGAACAACTTGACAATGAAAGTATTAGCTGCAGTTCCAGCCAAGGTTGTTACACTGAGGTCAGTGCTCCAGGCTCCAGGACCATTTGCCTCAAGCGAGAATGCAACGCTACCGCTGCTCGTGATGTTCTTTACGCCAGTAGTTGCGGCACTGCCAGCAACACGTGCGATGTAGCACTGTGTGCCACCCTCTTCGAAGAAGGTTTCGAC